GCTCCAGATCGGGCAAGAACTCAACAAGCTGTTCCGCAACAACACCGGCGCGACCATTGCAAACGGCGCTGTGGTGTATGTGACCGGCTCGACTGGTGTGTTCCCAACAATTGGTCTGGCGCAAGCCAACAGCGAGGCGGCATCGTCCGTGATTATCGGCGTGACCACCATGGAGATCCCAAAGAACATTCAGGGATTCGTTACAACCTACGGGCTGGTGCGAGACATCGACACCTCAAGCCTGACCGAGGGCGGCGCTGTTTGGCTGTCCCCGTCGGTGGCTGGAGGCATGACTGATGTCAAGCCATCTGCCCCGAACCACCTTGTGCTGGTGGGCTATTGCATACGCAAGCACCCAACACTTGGCTCGATCTATGTGAAGCCGCAGAATGGCTACGAGCTGGACGAGCTGCACAATGTCAAGATCACCAACCCGCAAGATGGGCAGGTGCTCAAGTACAGTGCATCACTCGGTGTATGGATCAACGCGAATCCATAACCGGTACCCGTAACCAGTTGACGGAGGAATAGATTAAGACCATGAGCAACTACGACCCACTTGATTTGCGAGGTCAGGAACGCGCCAAAGCCGAGAAGGAAGTGCGCGAGAAGATCGATCTCGAAAATGAAGAGGCTGATATCAAGTGGCTCATGAGCAGCAAGAGGGGTCGCCGGACCATTTGGCGACTTCTGGATCAAAGCGGAGTATTCCGCCTGTCGTTCAACACGAACTCGATGACCATGGCGTTCAACGAGGGACAAAGGAACTTCGGGAATCGTACACTTGCGTTGATTCACACTCACTGCTCTGAGCTTTATCCGGTAATGCTAAAGGAGGCAACTCAAAATGTCAGAAATGCAGACGATGGACCAAGCCGCAACGACCACTGAAGGCACGGGCGCGTCGCAAGGTGATGCAAGCCAGCAAGCTAACGCGAGCCAGCAAGCATCCCAAACGCAGCAAGCGACCGACGGACAGACCAACCAAGCCAACGCGAATACCGATGGCAAAGCTGGTCAGGACCAAGGCAAGCCAGCCGACACCAGATATGGTGCACCGGAGGCTTATGACTTCAAACCGCCAGAGGGACAACAGTTTGATTCTGATGTCATCTCGATGTTCGGTGATGTCGCCAAGGAAATGAACCTGTCTCAGGAAGCCGCGCAGAAGATGCTCGACAAGATGGCACCGGTCGTACAACAACGACAGATGCAACAGCTTGAAGAGATCCGAACTAACTGGGCAAATGAAGCCTCGGCGGACAAGGAATACGGTGGCGACAAGCTCCAAGAAAACCTTGCAGTTGCCAAGAAAGCCCTAGATAACTTCGGTACACCTGAATTGCGCTCGCTGTTAAACGAGTCTGGTCTGGGCAATCACCCCGAAGTAATTCGGTTCATGTTCAGAGCAGGCAAGGCAATCAGTGCGGACCGCTTTGTCGGTGGCGCTCGTCAGGGTGGCAACAACAAACCAACGAGCAATGCAGACTTCGCATCTTCACTCTATCCATCTCAGCAATGAAAGGAAATTAAATCATGACTACTTTGTCTAACACTGCACTAACCCTCGCCGATTGGGCGAAACGCGTTGACCCCGAAGGTCGCGTGCCGGTCGTTGCCGAACTGCTTTCGCAGAGCAACGAGATCCTCGAAGACTGCGTGTTCAAGGAAGGCAACCTGCCTACCGGTGAGCGCGTTGTAATCCGTACTGGTCTCCCGACTGTGTACTGGCGTGCTCTTAACCAAGGTATTCCTAACAGCAAATCGACCACTGCTCAAGTGGACGAGGCTTGCGGTATCTTGGAAGCACGCAGCGAAGTCGACAAAGATTTGGCAATGTTGAACGGCAACACCGCTCAATTCCGCCTGTCTGAAGACCAAGCCTTCTTGGAAGCCATGAACCAGACTCAAGCAACGACTCTGTTCTACGGCAACCCCGGTACTGATCCGAAGCAATTCTTGGGTCTTGCTCCTCGCTACTCGAGCCTGTCTGCTGCTAACGCCCAGAACATTCTGAGCGCCGGTGGCTCTGGCTCTGACAACACCTCTGTGTTCTTGGTGGTTTGGGGTGACAACACTGTGTACTGCCCGTTCCCGAAAGGTTCTAAGGCTGGTCTGATTCACGAAGACCTCGGTGAGCAGACTGTGTACAACAGCGACGGCACTCGCTTGCAAGCTCTTGCAACTCGCTACCAGTGGAAGAACGGTCTTGTTGTGAAAGACTGGCGTTATGTTGTTCGCATCTGCAACATCGATGTGAGCGACCTGATCGGTCAGACTGGCACTCAAGCTGCATCTGCATCCACTGCGCTCATCAAGCTGATGGCTCGCGCTCTGTATCGTATTCCGAACATGAGCATGGGTCGTGCTGCTTTCTACATGAACCGTACTGTTCACTCTGGTCTCGCACTTGCTGCTATGGACAAGAGCCAGTATGTTCTGAAGATCGAGCAAGGTCTGACTCAGTTTGGTCAACCTAATAGCTGGTTGTCTTTCTTGGGCGTTCCTCTCCGTCGTGTTGATGCATTGCTCAACACCGAAGCAGTAGTGTCTTAATCAACCGAACTTTGAAAGGAAACGAACATGATTACCGATAAACTCCTACGCGTGTCTACTGATCAAGCAGTTACTACGACTGCTGTTTCGACCGACACTATCGACTTGTCTGTTGCTCGTGATATGGGCGAAGGCGGCGAATTGATCATGAACTTTGCTGTGACAGAAGCCTTTGCTGGCGGCACTAGCACGAAGTTTGAAGTCATCATCGCTGACAACGCTGCTCTTTCGAGCAATGTGCAAGTGATCGGAAGCTCCGATGCAGTGGTTACTGCAAGCCTACCTTTGGGAACAAATATTGCGGTTCGCTTGAACCCGATCATTGGCTCTAAGGGTAAGCAATACCTCGGTGCCCGTTACACTGTGTCTGGCACAAACACCGCCGGTAAAGTTACCGCCGATGTTGTAATGGACATTCAAGACGGCAAGAAGTTTTACGCTTCTGGCTTTGCTGTTGTTTAATTTTGAAAGGATTACATCATGGCTAAAAAGTATCGCGTTCTAGTCCGCTCTTTTATCAACAACTCTATCCGTGAGGAAGGTGAGATTGTTGAGTATGACGGCAAGCCCGGGAGCAATCTCGAGCCTGTCGGCGAAGACAAACCTGCAAAGGGCAAAGGCAAAGCCGACGCTCCTGCTGGTGAAGAGACTCAAGACGCGAACTGAGGTCTTGGTGTAGCTTTTCTTTGAAGCAACGCAGGGGGACCGTGGGCAACCGTGGTCCCCTTTTTTACTAGGAGAAACAAATGGCATCGGAAGTCGATATCGCAAACTTGGCACTGGCACACCTCGGCGATAACGCCACCATCGCCAGCTTGTATCCACCCGAAGGATCAGCACAAGCAGAACACTGTGCACGCTTTTACCCAATTGCTCGAGACACACTGCTCGAGATGCATGCTTGGGACTTTGCAACTAAACGAGTAAACCTTGCGCTGCTGGACATCAGCATGCCCGAATGGGATTATGTCTATGCGCGACCAAATGACGCAGTGCAGATCATCTCGATCCTGCCTGCCAATGCAAACGACGACTACAGCACACGCTATGCACCAGCGGACAATCTTGGTTATACCGCCAACAATGTGCCCATCGGTTACGCAGGCATGTATGTGCCGCAACCATTCCAGACTGAAACCTACTCTGACGGCACGCAAATCATTTTGGCTGATCAGGTAAATGCCGTCTGCCGTTATGTTGCGTCAGTCAGTGACACAACCAAATTCTCTGCACTGTTCACGACCACGCTGTCATGGCATCTGGCATCGATGATCGCCGGTCCCGTGATAAAGGGTGATGTCGGTGCCGCGGAAGCAAAACGCTGCGCTCAGATGGCATCTGTGTACCTTGGCGAAGCTCGTAAGTCTGACTCGAGCCAGCGCCAGATCAAGCCAAACCACATCGTCAACTGGGTAGCCGGGAGATAAGCATGGCGAACATTCGCACCCTTCAACGATCATTTGCTGGTGGCGAAATGTCGCCAGAGATGTTCGGTCGTATCGACGACACCAAGTACCAATCAGGCGCGGCAACAGTCCGCAACTTCATTACCAAGCCGCAAGGTCCAGCAGAAAACCGATCTGGCTTTGCTTTTGTGAATGAAGTCAAGGACTCGACTAAGAAGGTGCGATTGATCCCGTTTACCTACTCGACCACGCAAACCATGGTGATCGAAATGGGACCGGGGTACTTCCGCTTTCACACGCAAGGCGGCACCCTTGAGTCGTCGCCCGGTGTCCCGTATGAAATTGCAAACCCGTATGCCGAAGCAGATCTGTTCGACATTCACCATGTGCAGTCAGCCGATGTGCTGACGCTCGTGCACCCGGGCTACGCCCCGCGTGAGCTGCGCCGTGCTGGAGCTTTGAGCTGGAACCTGACGACCATTTCGTTTGGTTCAACCCTTGCTGTCCCGACTGGTGTCACCGCTGTGGCATCCGGTCACACGACTGCGAAGTACACCTACAAATATGTGGTCACAGCGATTGGCTCTGACCTCGTGAGCGAATCCGCTGCATCCGCTGTGGCGAGTGCAAGTGGTAACCTGCTGGAGACAGGCGGCATTGTGACCATCTCGTGGTCCGCTGTCACTGGAGCCAGTTACTACAATGTGTACAAGCTCCAAGGGGGTGTGTATGGATACATCGGTCAAACGAACACTTTGTCCGTCATCGACGACAACATCTCGCCAGATCTGTCGGTTGCTCCTCCCAACTACGAAACAGTCTTCAATAGCTCCAACAATTACCCCGGCGCAGTCTCGTACTACGAGCAGCGTCGCTGCTTTGCTGGAACCATCAACGACCCGCAGAAGATCTGGATGACGAAGTCTGGCACCGAGTCGAATATGTCGTACTCGCTGCCGATTAAAGACGACGACCGCATCTCATTCAAAGTCGCAGCTCGTGAAGCCAACACCATTCGCCACATCGTACCGTTGACACAGCTCTTACTGTTGACCAGCTCTGCCGAGTGGCGCGTGACATCTGTCAACTCGGACGCGATCACGCCATCGACCATCTCTGTGCGCCCGCAATCTTATGTCGGCGCATCAAATGTGCAGCCAGTCATCATCAACAACACTCTGGTGTATGGCGCTGCCCGCGGCGGGCATGTGCGCGAGTGCGGCTATTCATGGCAAGCCAACGGTTTCATCACCGGCGACCTGTCGATCCGTGCTGCTCACCTGTTTGACGGCTACGAGATCACCGACATGGCGTACTCAAAAGCCCCAATCCCGCTGATCTGGATGATCTCAAACGCTGGCACGCTGCTCGGTCTGACCTATGTTCCAGAGCAAGCGATTGGCGCGTGGCATCACCATGACACGGACGGCACATTCGAGAGCTGCACGGTCGTTGCTGAAGGCGACGAAGATGTGCTCTATGTCATCGTCCGTCGCAACATCAACGGCACGATGAAGCGTTATGTGGAGCGCCAGCAGACCCGCAACTTTGGCGATCAGCGCGAGGCTTTCTTTGTGGACTGCGGTCTGATCTATGACGGCACGAACACGAGCGCCACGACGATGACAATCTCTGGAGGCACGACATGGGGTCCAGCCGATGCTTTAACCATCACATCGTCGACTGCAAAGTTTGCCTACCCGGGCACAAGCGATGTCAACGATGCGATTGTTTTTCATGATGCTGACAACAACGAATACCGCTGCTTGATTAAGTCGGTCAGCTCGACAACGGTCGCCAGCGTGCGCGTGGACAAGGTGCTGCCTGCATCGCTACGCAACACGGCGACAACGACATGGGCGTTTGCTCGCAACACGGTGTCTGGCTTGTCTTACATTGAAGGCAAGACGGTCAACATACTTGCTGATGGCGCTGTGCACCCGCAGCGTACTGTGACCAGTGGCACGATCAGCTTAGACCGCGCTGTGGTCTATGCAGTCGTTGGCTTGCCAATTGAGGCTGACTTGCAAACCCTGCCGATTGCAGCTCAGATCGATGGAGGCTTTGGTCAAGGTCGCTACAAGAATGTCAACAAGGCATGGCTGCGCGTCTACAAGTCGTCCGGTATCTTTGTCGGACCTAATGAGGACAACCTTGTCGAAGCGAAGCAGCGTACCACCGAGCCATACGGCACACCGCCTGCGCTGAAGTCAGAAGAAATCTTGGTCATGACCACACCCACATGGGCGGACTCTGGGCAAGTCTTCATTCGACAGCAAGATCCACTGCCGCTCACCATCATCGGCTTGACTCTCGAGGTGGCAATCGGCGGATAAAGGTACCCGTATTTGATCAACGAGCCTTTATGGTTCAACAAACAATAGAGGATGCTCCATGTCTGGTGAAACTTCATCAACACTACTAGGCGGCGAATTCGCAAAAACGATGCAAGCCGCAGCGCCCTACATGATGGCGTTTGGTGCCATTCAGGGCATGATCGGCACCTACTACTCGTCGAAGACGCAGCAGTATCAGCTCGAGTCGGCAAAGCTCTCCTACGAGAACCAGCGCGACATGAGCGAGATCAATGCTCGCATGGCAGAGAGTCAGGCGCAGGCGATTTTGCTGGCTGGCGAAAACCAAAAGGCGCAGGTCACCCTGCGTGCTGGCAAGATCAAAAGCATGAGCAAGGCATCGATGGCAGCCCGAGGGATTACCCTTGGTGTCGGCTCTGCTGCTGAAAATATCGCAACAGTCGACCTGATGAAAGAGGTCGACGCACTCACCATCAACTACAACACCGTGCGGGCGGCTGCCGCAGCTCGGACGCAAAAGGTCAACCTAGAGAATCAGGCGCTGATGTACGGCGTGTCAGCCTCTGGTGCTGGCATGGCTGCCGGTCAGATCAACCCGTGGATGTCCGCGGCAAACAGCCTGATTGGCAGCGCAACGAATGTGGCTGCCTCGTACCTTGGCACCAAGCAACAACGCACGCTGGCTACGGCTATCGCTAACGCAGGAGGTGGCTAATGCCAACCGTACCAACCTATGACCTGCCAACGCAGGATATGTCTGCTGGCAATGTAGGCGCATTTGCTGCCGGTCCCGGCGTACAAGCAATGCCAGACATCGCTGGCAAGCAGCTCCAAGAGGGCGGCGCAGCCATGCTCAAAGCTGGCGTGGCAATGAAGAAAATTGCCGACGAGATTCAGTACGACATTGCTGAAGCTGGCGCAAAGGGCAACGCCAACCAGTACGCAGACAAGATTCGCAACATCACAACTGAGTACGCCAAGCTCAACGGCAAAGAGGCTGTCGACAATAGAGAAAAATTTGCAAAGCAGATTGAAGACGCGCAGCAAGCAATTCTTGACGAGATCAAAGATCCTTTGCAGGCGCAGCTCTTTAAGAATGTGGCTGCTGCTC